CCCTTGCCTTAGACATAGAGAACCTGCAAGCCGTTTGTCGCCGTTGCAACGCTCAAAAGGGAACAAAGCACCAACCTACGCCAAAAGTCTCTCAGAATGTCGCACAAGCGCGTTTTTTTGACATGTCGTATCCACACCCGCCCGCAGGCGGGATTTTATCCCCGATGGTCAGGATTGACCCGTGATTGAAAAGAAACTTCCGACTATCTTCGACAATTGCCAAATCGCTTTAAGTAATGCGGGATCTTGGATTGGTCCTGCCGATCTAGGCGCGGTCACGACGTTGTTGAGACTTGCCAGGCTGATCGATGATCTACTTGACATCGGCGAGACAAAAGATCTTGCGCCGTTGTTGTCACGACTTGCGACAATAATGGATTCGTTGCAGCTAACGCCAAAGTCAAGAATCGATCAGGACCTATCGACAAGGAAAGAAGATTCCGGTGACAAATTCCAAAACAATTACCTTCGGCTCATCAACACCGCGGATCCAATCAAGCCCGATTCACGGAAGAAGCCTGGGACCGCTGGTTAGTGACTTCGCCGATGAAATAGGTCTTCCGTTGATGCCGTGGCAAAAATTTGTTATGAATGACGCATTGACTATCGATGCAAATAACAATTTCGTTCGAACCACCGCGGGAATCATTGTCGCCCGCCAGAATGGAAAATCGCATCTTGTACGAATGCGCATTCTTGCGGGTTTGTTTATCTTTGGCGAATCCAAGATTTACGGCATCGCTCAAAACCGTCGATTGTCCATCGAACATCTTCATGAGATTGTCGACATGGCGCGATCGCTGGAATGGATGCGCAAACGGATCAAACACGTTTCAAGTGTTAACGGGTCAGAATATATCGAAGTTTGGTGTGAACATCATCCCGAAGATTGTCGGGTGCCTTGTAGTCGTGTCCGCAAATATGGGATCTTAGCTGCCACGGCTAGGGGATCGCGTGGCGCATCAGCGGACTTCTTATGGATCGACGAGCTGCGGGAAATTCAAGAACCTGTCTGGTCAGCTGCATCCCCAATCACCCGCGCCCGAAAAAATTCATCGACTTGGGTTTCCAGTAACGCGGGAGATCTGACATCGACCGTCTTGAACGATTTGCGTAATCGCGCACTTGCCGACGATAACCCGCGTCTAGGCTGGTATGAATGGAGCGCGAAACCTGATTGTCGAATTAACGATCGATCGGCGTGGCAAGATGCAAACCCCGCACTTGGTCACCGAATCGACATTCAAAATCTTGAAGACAGCGTCGCCCGCGATAAACCCGACGTCGTACGAACCGAACTATTGTGTCAATGGATCGAAGCTTTAGACAGCCCGTGGAATTTTGAACAATTCGACGCGGGCACCGATCGAACCCTTGTCTTGGATTCTTCCGGAATCCCAACTTGGGCAGGATTGGACCTGACGTTTAATCGAACCGAAGCGTTCTTGGTAACCGCGCAAGAAGTCGAAGGAAAATTGCGGGTCTTTTTACATCAATGGAAAAAAGATGGACCGATCGACGGTCGCGAATTGGCTTCGGAAATTGCCGTTCTTGCCAGACAATACAAGATCCGACAAATTGCATTCGATCCCAACACAGGCGGATTCGTTGCGCCATTACTTCAAAAGGCTGGAATCCGAATGGAATCGACATCGTGGTCGTCGGCTTATTTTGCGACGCTTTGCGATGTGACAATGTCATCGATGAACGCGGGTCGAATTTTACACACAGGACAAATCGAACTTCGGACACATCTTGCAGCTTGCGCCAGGCGACCCGCTTCCGATGGTGGTTGGCGAATTGCGCGTCGCGCATCAACCGCGCCGATTTCAGCTGCGGTCGCTTTGGTTCTTGCCGTTGGACACGCCGAAGCACCAAGAACGCAGGTTGTGTCCGCGGTCATGTAGCCTTAAAGATGGACGACCCCGTCATATTCTTGGTGTGACGGGTTTGTCATGTAACGCCACGCGTTATATCGTTTCATAAGTTGGTCAATGCCTAAATTCTTGAAATCATGAGAACATGGGACTTTTGAACGCGTTTCGTGTGAATGCAAATCAATCGCTTACGAATGAACAAATGATTGTCCGCGCTTCGACTTTGGCAGACATTCCATATTCCGGATATTCAACCGCCTGGGGAATGATTGGCGAAAACCCTTCGGTCGTGACGATTACCCGTGAGCAAGCCATGACGGTTCCAGCGGTCGCCCGATCCCGTGGAATCCTTGCAGGATCGATCGGGACCATTCCGCTTTATAGTTACAACCGAAACACGGGCGCAAGAATTACCAATCGAACTTTGATCGAACAACCTGACCCCGCGCTTCCACGAATCAATACGATTTCATGGTTGGTCGACGACCTTTTGTTTCATGGCGCAGCTTATCTGCAGGTTCTCGATGTAAGCCTTGAAGATGGGCGACCGTATCGCGCTAGGCGGATCAACCCTGGTCGGGTTTCTTGGAATGTCAACTATGACGGAACCATGATCACCAGCTACAACCTAGACACAAAGCCCGTTCCAAATTCCGGACTTAATTCCTTGATTGTCTTTCAATCAATTGAAGAAGGCTTGATCGCCCGCGCTGGTCGAACACTTAAAACCGCGATCGAACTTGAACAAGCATCTTATCGAATGGCTTCCGAACCCGTTCCGCAAATGGTCTTGATGAATGAAGGAATGAATCTTCCAGGCGATCAAGTTTCGTCATTGATGGAAACCTTCAAACGCGCCCGTCGGGAACGCTCAACGGCTTACATCGAAGGACCGATCAAGATGGAAGTCGTCGGATTAGATTCGGCACAAATGCAAATGGTCGAAGCCCGCCAATTCTTGTCGGCTGAAATTGCTAGAACCTGCGGAATTCCTGCGTGGTATGTCAACGCCGAATCTGCGTCAATGACTTATTCAAACGTCACCGCCGAACGTCGTTCGCTTCTTGACTTTGGTCTTCGTCCCTTTATTTCAATCATCGAAGAACGTCTTTCGATGGACGACGTCACGCCACGAAACCAAACGGTCAAATTCGACATCGATGATTTCCTTCGCGGAAATCCGATGGAACGCGTGGAAATAACCGTCAAATTGTTAGACGCGGGAATCATTAGCGTCGATGAAGCCCGCGAAATGGAAGATCTAGCCCCACGCGGAAGCCAACCAGCCACCGACAACGGCACAACCCCGCCGTCGCAAACAACGGAAGTCCCAACACAATGATTATTCAATTTAGCGCACCGATTACAGCTGCGAACGTGGCAGAAAAAACAATCACCGGAATCGTGGTTCCGTTCGGGACGGCTGGGATGACATCGATGGGACCTGTAATATTTGAACTTGGTTCAATCAACCAGATCGACCCCGCATCGGTCAAGCTTCTTCTTGAACACGACAACCGCCGACCGATTGGCAGAGCCACGAATTTCACCGTCACACCAGGCGGAATCAACGGGACCTTTAAGATTTCCGACAGCACCGCGGGCGCGGACGCGCTCATTGAAGCTGCGGAAGGTTTGCGCGATGGATTATCTATCGGCGCAAGGATCGACGCACACGAAATTCGTGACGGAATTATTCATGTCACGTCGGCGCAAATGATCGAAACGAGCCTTGTCACAAGTCCCGCTTTCGATTCGGCGCGTGTTACACAAATCGCAGCTTCAGAATTTGAAGATGAGAAACCAACCGAAATGATCGAGGAGATCGAAACCATGTCAGAACAACCAATCGAAGAAGTCGAAGAGACTTCAAGTGTTGAAGCATCGAAGGTCGAAGCGTCAAGTTTCGGGTCTCCAATCTTCACAACCCCACGCGCCATCCCAAATTTGACCGCTGGTCAATACGCTCACAAGATTCTTTCAGCACAACGCGGAAATCGCGACGCAATGGATTTCTTAACAGCTGCGGGCGAAGCCACAACAACAGACAACGCGGGACTTATTCCAGTTCCATTCCTTCGCGAAGTCATCGGTGTCATCGACACATCGCGACCATTCATTGACAGCATATCCCGCGCAGCTTTACCAGCTTCCGGAATGTCGTTTCGAATCCCGCGTTGGGTAGTGAAGCCAACCGTTGCAGAAACCGCGGAACTAGCTGCGCCATCAGATACAGCGACAGAAATCGACGATTTAACCGTTGACGTTGTCAAATTTGCTGGTCAGCAACGCGTTTCTATCGAACTTTTGGAACGTTCGGATCCGTCATACCTTGACGAACTTCTTCGCGGACTAGCTGCTTCATACGCTCAGCAAACCGATTTATACGCTTTCACCGAAGGCGTGATCGGCGCGGGCGCATCAAGTGGCGCGGGATTTGTCGCAGCTATATCTGACGCGATTTCTGATTCTGCTTCCGTTATGCGTTTCAATCCGAATCGACTTCTTGCAGGTGCAACAAAATACGCAAGTTTGCTTTCTGCCGTTGATCTAGATGGTCGCCCGTTGTTTAACGCGGTCGGTCCGACAACGAATGCAGCTGGAACCAACGTGTTTAGTCGTGGAAATGTGATGGGATTGGACCTTGTAGTTGATTACAACATCGGCGCATCCAGTCTGTACGCATACCCATCGGCATATTCAACCTTCTACGAAAGCGGAACCGCGCAAGTACGCGTTAACGTGATCGACACCATGACGGTGGAAATCGCCGTGTATGGCTTCTCAGCACTTGCCAACAAGTACCCAACAGCCACACGGGACATAACCGTCAGCTAGTTGAAACAATCGTGGCGGGGACCAACTGGTCCTGGATGGTCCCCGTCACTTCTTAAAAAGGAATAGACAAATGGGTTTGATAGCCTTAGCAGATTTCAAAGAAGTCTTGGGTGTTGGCGACTTGTACGCCGACGCGCTTCTTGAATCTTCGATGGAATCTGCCGAATCCGTTGTCTTAGGTTTTTTACTATTTCACAACGCGTCTATCGTCGCGGTTTCGTTAGCGACTAACGTCGCAACTTTTGCAACCCAAAGCCCACACGGTTACGTCATTGGACAAAGTGTCACGATTTCCAACGTTGGGATTCCGTTTGACGGAAACCAAATCATTACAAGAATTAGCGAATACACATTCCAGGCATCGATCACAAGTGGCGACCGCGCCCGTCGATTAAACATCCCATCGGGAAACTGTATTTTGACAGGTCAATCGGACTACTACGACGAGAATGAAAATTGTCGGACCGCTGCGTTGATGATCGCCGTCGACATATGGAACGCCCGACAAAGCGCATCGGGTCAAATGCAAGCGGTCGATTTTACGCCTGGACCTTATCGAATGGGACGTTCATTGTTGTCCCGCGTGGTTGGTCTAATCAGCGAATTTCGCGATCCTAGATCGATGGTCGGATAATGGCTAACCGCCTAAGTGATGCCCGCGCAGCTTTGAAAACAACGTTGTCCGCGCTTGGATACATTGTCTATTCCGCGCCCGTTGAAACCATGTCCCCGCCTTGCTTGATCTTGGTTCCTGCGTCGCCATATGCATCAATCGTCACGGTTGGATCTAGTCCAAAGATGATTCTTTCGTTTCAAGTCACGCTTTGCGTCGCGTTAAATGACAATCAAGCAGCTTTAACAAATTTGGACGCGATGATCGCGAACGTGTCCGAAAACCTACCGACCGGAATTCGCGTCGGAGATTTTAGCCAACCAAAGCCCGTTCAAGTAGGTCCGAACGAATTACTATCAACCGACATTCAATTCGATGTCACTATCTAAGGAATAATCATGGCACTTACATACGTCACAGGTCACGACCTGTCCTTGACAATCAATAGCGTCGAATATAACGATGTCGCGTCGTCGGTCACGTTAGCCGTCGAACCGAATCAACAAGTCCTTGAAGTCTTGTCGGGTCGGGCATATAAGACAATCGATCAAACCGCGACCCTATCGGTCGAGCTGTATCAGGATTGGGGATCCACAACACCCGCTTCGGTTTGTGAAGCCCTATGGGATGCAACAACCAGCGCGGGCGATACCGGTCTTGCCTTTACTTTCAGCGCAAACGGGTCAGATTTTGCGGGAAATTTATTTCCAAATTATCCAGAAGCAGGTGGCGCAGCTACCGACGCGCTAACCGTTTCAATTTCTTTCGTCGTTGTTGGCGGAACCGTAACTAGAACCTAAGAAAAGGAATCAGGACCATGAAAATCAAAATAAAAATAGTGCATCCCGATCACGGCGAAACTACCGTGATCACGTCGCCCGTCGATCTCATGAAGTGGGAAAGAATGACAAAATCAAAGATGACCGACCTTGTCGAGAATCGACGGGTCGACGGCGTGGATGAAATCAAAGTGAATTTGGGATTCGAAGACTTGATGGTTATGGCGTTCGTGAACTTACAGCGGGCAAATCAAACCGACAAGAAATTCGATGACTGGTCGAATGAATTGGATCTTGTGGAATTGCTTGGAATTGATGATACGGATTTTATCGAAACGGCACCGTCGGAAGGACCATCGCCGATCTTGCCGTTGAAGGCATCATCCAAATCAGCTTAGATGACTTAGATTGGGAATTGTTAGGCACTATCCAAACGATAAGGCTAGAACGATCACGAAGGAAGTGAAGACATGGCAACAGATCAATCGATTACCGTTGACGTTGTGCAATATCGATCACTTCTTGATTCATTAGGATCTTTGCCAAAGGCAGCTAATCGGGATATGCGAAGGGAAGCGGAATACATCGCCGAATCCTTAATGGTCCCCGCGATTTCCAGCGCAATCAGAAGCCACGCACCAGGGTACGCGACGAAACTAATCGCCACTATTCGCACAAAACAAGATCGACTTCCAGGCGTTCGCGTTGGAAATTCGACCAGGACGTCCAGCCGTGGGACGGTAATGAATCCCCGATCGGGACTTGGTAGCGGGACATATTCCGGCGGTGCAACGCCAAACATGATTCGCTTCGGAACGATTAAAGGTCAATACATGGCGCGATCTGGTCGCACCCAATTTTGGGCGGAAGGAATCACGCCAGGATGGACAAAGACGGCAGACACGGCTTACGCAGAACCAGCGTTCAGCGCGTGGATCAAGGTGGCGGATAAACTGGTTGATGACTGGAATCGGGGGTCGGACTTCTAATGGCTACAACGGGAATCGGTCGACCGCTTACGATCCTACTTCGGGCAGACACCAGCGGATTCGGGAAAAATCTAAAAGGCGCGCAAGGTAAGCTTGAAAATTTTGGCGACAAGGTTGAACAAGTAAATCGAAAAGCCGTTGTCGCATTCGGCGCGGTCGCGTTTGCAGCTAAATCGGTCATCGATTCGGCTTCGGACCTAAATGAAACCATCGCAAAAACTGGGGAAATCTTTGGCGCGGGCGCGAAAGACATTGAAGCGTTCGCCGATGTAGCATCTAAAAATCTGGGATTGTCTAAAAAATCCGCGCTTGACGCAGCTTCGACCTTTGCAATTCTTGGACGCCTGGGTGAATTAACGGGCAAGGATCTAAACAATTTCGCGATCGATCTGACATCCTTGTCGACCGATTTAGCGTCTTTCAATAACACGACAACCGATGAAGCGATTACGGCTTTGGGCGCAGGTCTGCGCGGTGAATCGGAACCATTGCGCCGATTCGGAATCCTGATTTCAGCTGCATCCCTGGAACAAGCTGCGCTCAATTATGAAACAAGGACAGGCGTAGAACTAGAACGCGATAAGAAGAATCAATTGACCGAATCTTCTAAGGTAATGGCGCGATACCAGTTGATCATGGAACAAACAACGATTCAACAAGGCGATTTTGCCAGGACGTCGGACGGCGCAGCTAATCAACAAAGAATTTTGACCGCGGATATCGAGAATGCCAAAGCTGCGATCGGTGTCGGTTTGTTGCCTGCTTATCAAAGTTTATTAACCGCCTTGATCCCATTAGCTGCCTTAACCGCAGAAAACGCCGATCTTGTGACCAAATTAGGAATCGCCGTCGCCGTCACCGCGGGATCGATCATTGTCTTAAATTACGCGATTAAAGCCCTACAAATAACAATGACGGTTTTTAGTGCGTTAGCAGCTGCGACGCGGATTGTGCTTTTAACCCTGGCAGCTGCCACAGGTTCGGCGACAGCTGCGCAAACCTTAGCGGAATTGACTTACGCCCGATCCACCGTTGCCCTAGTCGCTTACAAGATCGCGATGGCACTTTTAGCCGTCGGGACGGCAATAATGACGGGCGCACAATACGCCTTGAATCTTGCGTTGTCGCTGAATCCGATCGGTCTGGTGATTATCGCGATCGCAGCTTTGGTCGCTGGATTTGTTTTGGCATACCAAAAAATCGAACCGTTCCGCGATCTCATGAATTCAATTTTTGAATCGATTAAGAA